TTTACTTTGATACTAATACGCCGCTCGTTCATATTGATAAGCGGCCTAATCGCCTAGTGTGGCTTTGCTATACCGAGAATGGAAAGCGCGTCTACCTGTACCGCGAAAATGATCCGGTGCTTTTTTATGTGAAACTTGGGGAGTTGTTAAATGGATTGGCTTAAAAAAATAGCGGGATACGCACCAGATATCGTGGGCGCGGTCTTGTCAGGTGGTGCAACACTTCCAGCTACAGCATTGCGAATTATCAGCAAAGAGCTAACGGGCATGGAGACCGACGATCCTAACTTGGTTGAAAAGGCAGTTAATAACGCCACGCCCGATCAACTGCTAAAACTGAAACAAGCTAACAATGATTTTATTGTTAAAAAAATGCAGCTTGAAAATGAAGAAGCCGCAAACCAAAGGGCTGACACTCAGAATGCGCGCAAGGAGCACAAAGGGCATTGGATGACGTGGTTATTGCCATTGCTAATGTTTTGTTTGTTTAGCGCTCTTTCATACGCCCTGATGAAATTCGCTATACCGGAAGAGAATAGAGATTTATTGATATTCATGACGGGTCAAGTTTCTGGATTCATGGCTGCTGGCGTTACTTACTGGCTTGGCTCATCACGCGGAAGCGCTGAAAAGTCTGCTGCAATTAAATAGCTCGCCCACCCACCAAAAGCCTCACTAAAGAGGCTTTTTTATTTTCCCTTCCTAAATGCTATACTCCTCAACATCATAAAGGGGATCGCAAATGACATCATTCAGTAAGCTTCCGAGAAACTACGGAAACAAAAACCCAAACAACAAATCTGTATTTGCAACGGACGCGATTGAGGCTGTCGGCGGTACCGGTTTGAACACGGCTCAAGCTCGTGCAGACTACATCAAGAACAACGCCGCTAGGGTTTCCGCGCCAGTTCCAGCCAATAAAGGCACGGCAATGGATGCGCAATGCAGCGGGCAACAGTACCCTGCAAACTTCGATTACATCAATCAATACATCATGTCTTATTACGTGGCGTCGTCCTCGTTTATCGGCTATTACGCGATGTCAGTCATTTCTCAGCATTGGCTGGTAATGAAGGGTTGCTCATCTGCTGCTAAAGACGCAATGAAGAAAGGGTATGAACTAACCAAAAATGACGGTGAGGCACTCGATAAAAAACAGGTCAGAGCGCTTGCTAAACTTGATAAAAAATACAAACTAAATCACAACATCATTGAAGGAGAGACGTTTAACAATGTATTCGGCATTCGACATATACTTTATAAGCATACAGATCCAAACTTTGATTACGAAAAGCCGTTCAACCCTGACTCATTCAAGGGCGGCAAATATGCTGGAATGGCTCAAATAGATCCGTACTGGGTAACGCCTGAGCTGAATGATTTGGATATCACAGACCCAACATCCATTGGTTATTACGAGCCAACATTCTGGCTTGTCAATGGCAAACGCTACCACAAATCTCATTTTGTTATTTTAATCGGTGAGCCTGTCTCTGATTACTTAAAGCCCACTTATCGTTATGGCGGAATTGGCATGGCGCAAAAAGTTTATGAGCGCGTATATGCTGCAGAGCGTACAGCTAATGAGATCCCACAGCTTGCCATGACTAAGCGCCTTGGTGTTCGAAAAACCGATCTTGCAAAAGCCCAGGCTAACAAAACTCAGTTCATGCAAAATCTGAACGTGATGAATGAATATCGTGACAACTTCGGCGTGCAAGTGGTGGGGCTCAACGAGGACATAACGCAGCTTGAAACCTCTCTAGCAGATTTAGATGATTCTATGTGGGCTAACTATCATCTTGTGGCATCGATATTCGGTCGCCCTGTTAGTAAGCTGTTTGGCACTGGTCACGGTGGTCTTGGGACTGGTGATACCGATGATGATTATGACATCTCAATGCTTGAATCACTGCAGTCAGGAAACCTGGAAGATATTGCTTACGCGCATTACGAAAGGCTCATGCCATCTGAATATGGCGAAGAAATGGATCTTGATATCGCTTGGAATCCACTGAAAGTAATGAGTGATAAGGAAATGGCTGAGGTTAATAAGCTCAAAGCCGATACTGATACGGCGCTTGTTGCTACTGGAGGCGTTGACGGTGTTGACGTTCGAGATCGACTAATCGGTGACAAGCAATCTGGTTATAGCGGTATTGAGATGTTTGATATCGAGGAAGAGACAGAAGGTGGCACCCCAAAAGATAACGACGTCGATCCAGAAGAGAAAGAAAGCGGCGAGGAATAACAATGGACAAGCAATCGCGAAAATTCAAGCTGTCTGAAAAGCGCCAGAAGTACGTCAAGAATCGCGACACTACACTTCAGGGGGAGCCAATGCGTGCAAACCCTCGCGCTGTTGATCGTGAAGCGCGCAAGGTTGAAATGGAAGTGCGTAAGATGCACCTTGATTTAACTAGTCAGATAGAGGCGCTATTTAAGTCTGCTACTGCCAAGGAGTCGATACAGAAAACAGAGGCGGCTGCTATGGACGGCCAAGCCACAACGAAACATGACTGGGTGGTTAGGATTGACGGACAAGCCATGGACGCATCAATATCATCAGAGGCGCGCATTCTTACTAACAAGCTAGTTAATAAGTGGACGAAGAGATTTAACTTCTTCGGTAAAGACTGGACTAACTCCATGGTAACAGGCATTGAGAAGCAATCAGCTAAAGACCTGTCAAAAAGCATGAATAAGTTAAGCGGGGGGATGTCGATCAAGACTGACCAGATAAGCGCAGCCACAAGGGATAAGATTCTTGCCAGTGCTGACCAGTCTACGAGCTTAATCAAGTCCATTGGCAACAACTATGCTACAGAAGTTAAAGAGGCTGTTGCTCGCTCTATACTTGATTCATCTAGCAGCTTTACTCAGCTAAAAGAGTCTATCCATTTAATGCTTCAGGATAAATACAAGAAGTACCGCAACAAAGCAAAAAACACGGCAATGGATCAAACTAGAAAAGCTTACACCAATATAACCACGTCGCGCATGAAGGACATCGGCGTTGATGAATATACATGGAAGCACTCAGGGGGAAGTGTAAAGCCTCGCGATTATCATCGTGACACACTGAATGGTAATGTTTATTCACTAAGCGATCCGCCAGTAATAGATCAAAAGACAGGGCAAAAAGGCAAGCCGGGCGACTTACCTAATTGCAAATGCTACATGGTGCCAGTGATTAAGTTTGGGTAGTTTTGCCGACAGGAGTGAGACTGGCGGTATTTTTTACATTGGCACTTGCCGACATTGCATCGTTTTTCATAAACATAATCCAATGGGTATCGGCGTTTTTACCAGCTCGCTTGTGACCAATCATTGGCTTGTACTCACAGCACTTTAATATTTCACTGACTTTTATTTGGGTCTCATTCCACTTAAAAATTAAGACTCCATCATCTTCAAGGACCCTGAAGCACTCGCTAAACATATCAGTAATATATTCAGCCCACTCTTTAGGCAGCCGCCCGTATTTTTGAACTATCCAGCTTTTATCACCGCCAACATTTAAGTGCGGAGGATCAAGGATAACAATTTTAAATTTATCGCTTGTCCAATCCATCTTTGTAAAGTCGCCAATCACGTCAGGATTAACAACTAACTGACGACCGTCGCAAAGAGTGGTATCAAGCTCTCGCTTGTCTTGAAATACGGTTAGCGGGTTATTTCCATCAAACCAAAACATCTTTGATCCGCAGCATGCATCAAGAACAGATTTATTGATCACATCTCACTCCTTATTTAACGTTATAAACTTTAGCAAATGTCTCTGCCGGGTTAGCCCAGTGTTTAGCTCTTAGTTGTTTGATAGTCATTTAAATACTCCAATTCTTCATTAGCTTTAGTCTCTAGCTGACTGATGGACTCTTGTTCGTCTTTGATAGCTTGCTTAAGTGATGGTGATGCTGTGACCATATCCATGAACTGCATGTTAGACGCACTGCCGAGCTTGCTTTCTATCTCTGCTAGTATTTTATTTATTAGTGTCATTAATTCTATCCTTTGCGATGTTGAAATATTTATCGTCTAGCTCAATACCGATAAATTCACGGTTCAGGTTTTTAGCCGCTACGCCTGTAGTGCCTGTCCCCATAAATGGATCAAGAATGACACTATCTTCATGCGTAAAGTTTGCAACAACCCTTTCAGCTAACTCGATTGGGAATACAGCTCCGTGAGATTTGACTGGCTTTTTACCCCTTTTAATGCTCCAGTGATTACTTAAAGCACCCCTGTCAAACTGCGCAGTCTTAAAGTGGCGACTTTCTGGCGCTGAATTTTGAAAGACTATCAGCACCTCAAACTGACTGTTAAGTATGTTCTTTCCTATAGCTGGCTGCGCATTCACCTTGTCCCATATAATGAACTCTTTTACATTTTCGCTGAAATGGCCTAGTAACTTAAAAAGTGCTGGCTTATTTCCTGTTAAGAATTGCACGTTATAAAAAACAAGGTCTGAAACTCTTAGGCACTCACTCACTATGGATTTATTGAACTCGAAGTAATCATCCATTGGAAGGTTGTCAGAGAAGTTTTCATACTTTGTTGAAATCTCCTTAACTATTTGTCTTGAGCAATATTTCCCATTTCGAATCCTAAGGTTCATATTGTACGGAGGACTAGTTAAGACCATATCAACTGAGCCACTTTTAATCTCTTTCATTCGCTCTAGGCAGTCGCCTTGCATTAGCCACATAATTTCTCACTCCTTCAAATTAGGTTTAATTATTATTCACCGACCTAATCTAGTAAAACGAATTAAATCGATGGTTTATTTTCATTTGATGCAATAAATCGATTGTGGATAACCCTTTTAACCGCTTTTTTGCATTAACCATCGCAGCAATATATACTACTGACATAAACGAATTTAGTGCGAGTGGCAATGAAATACACTGTAGACAAAAACGGCTATGTGACATTTGAAAACATACCTATCTCCAAGTCGGGTGTTTTTCCGTACACGGGTAAGCAGATTTCACCAGACCTTGAGCCAGATAAAATCTACATGGTGTGGCGTCCAGAGGAAGAGCTAAACAATCCTGAGACAATGGAGTCGTTTGAGCTTACCCCGTGGATACCTTATCACGAGATGATTGGTGATGATTACAGCGCACCTGAAAGCGTGGGAGTGCAAGGCATTACTGGTGCAAAGTCTTACTACAAAGATGGCACTCTATTTCTGGATAAGCTGCGATTATTCGGGCGCTCTCTTAAAGAATCAATCAAGTCAGGCATGAAAGAATTATCATGTGGATTCGGTTGTAGCTGGACTATTCAATCAGGAAGAACGCCAAACGGCGAAGCTTATGATGTTATCCAGCGTGATATATTCGGGAACCACCTTGCCAGCGTACCAGAAGGGCGTATGGGTAGTGAGGTTTCAGTAGCAATGGATCGGGCGGTTGTTTTTGCTCTCGATCATCTTGATTTAAATGTTGAACAATTAGGTGATGATATGGAACTGAAAGAGCTGATCGCTTTAGCTGTCGAGCAGGGCAAGCAGATCAAAACGCTTACCACTGCGATGGATGGAATGTCGAAAGACATGAAAGACATGAAAGACAAAGCTGAAGACGCAGACAAAGAAAAGTCTGCTGAAGATGAAGAAGCTGAGAAAAAGAAAGCCGCTGAAGATAAAGAGAAAGAAGCCAAGGATGAAGAAAAATCCAAAGCTATGGACTCTGCCATTGAAGCTATCGCAACACTGACTAAAGAAGTTAAAACTCTAAAGTCTAACGCTATGGATGGCAACGCGGTCATGAAAGCGTATGCTGAAAAGCAAACTCTTGCTAATCAAGTGTCGGCTATTGTTGGCGCGTTTGATCATGCTGACATGGACGCTCAAGGCGTAGCAAAGTACGGACTTGAAAAAATGGGCGTTGCTTGCGATGCGGGTTTAGAGCTGGCGATGATGAAAGGCATT